GTTCACCAAGACAGTCCCTTTACCGCCCGACCAGTCCCGATCGATGGCAGCTAGTGGCAGCTCGTAAACAGCCGCTGCGAGGGGCAACTAAGGCAAGGCTTCACAGTCCACTTCTCAAGGGCAAAACACGCTCAGATGAGATCGCCAAGATGGCAGATGACTTAGGCACGCCTTTATTACCCTGGCAACGCTGGCTATTAGATGACATGATGCGCATCGATGTTAAGGGCAACTACATTCGCAAAACCACGCTTCTATTAGTAGCACGTCAGAATGGCAAGTCTCATTTAGGTCGCATGCGTGTGATCTGGGGCCTCTTCTATGGAGGCGAGACCAAGCATTTGATCATGTCCTCTAATCGAGCCACAGCTCTCATGACCTTTCGTGAAATCGCCTGGATCATTGAGAATGCACCTCACCTCAAGGCTGGCACTAAGGCAATCCGTTACGCCAATGGTGGCGAGCGCATCGAGCTTCTCAATGGGGCAACACTTGATCTAGTATCTGATACTCGTGACTCATCTCGTGGCCGCACTGCAGACTTCTTATGGATCGATGAAGTTCGAGAGATATCTAAAGATGGATATACCGCGGCAATTCCAACCACTCGCGCCCGTCCTAATTCTCAGACTTTGCTAACGTCGAATGCCGGGGATGCTTTCTCAGAAACACTCAACACACTTCGAGAGCGAGCCTTATCCGCACCTCCTAAGTCTTTCGGGTTTTACGAATACAGCGCACCGCAATACTGCAAGATTACAGATCGCAACGGATGGGCAATGGCCAATCCTGCACTCTCATACACAATCACGGAGGAGTCCCTTGAAGAAGCTGTGGCAACTAACAAAATTGAAGACATTAGAACTGAGCTTCTATGTCAATGGATTGATTCTCTACAAAGTCCGTGGCCTCATGGCGTACTTGAGGCAACCTCCGATGCCACGCTCCAGATTCCGATCGGTGGCTATACAGTATTTGGCTTCGATGTTTCTCCATCTCGCCGCAATGCAAGCCTGGTTGCTGGTCAGATTATGGGTGACGGAAGAATCGGAGTTGGTATCTTGCAGACGTGGGAGAGCCAAGTCTCGGTAGATGACCTCAAGATCGCAGCTGAGATCAAGGGCTGGGCTGATCAGTACAGACCTAAGATGATTTGCTACGACAAGTACACGACTCAATCGATCGCTGAACGACTTGCCAATGCTGGTCAGATTATCCAGGATGTCTCAGGCCAGCAGTTCTATCAGGCTTGCTCTGATCTTCTCGATGGCATGGTCAACGGTCGAGTAGTCCATAACGGCCAAGAAGAATTGATTAAACAGATGAATAACTGCGCAGCCAAGACCAATGATTCATCATGGCGAATTGTTAAACGTAAAAGCGCTGGCGATGTATCCGCACCGATCTCTTTGGCCATGGTGGTATCGATGTTATTAAAACCTCAACAGATCGCAGCAATTTACACCGAGTAGTGTATAATTGCCCTCTATGGGTATCCTTTCGCGCCTTACAGGTGCAGCACCGAAGTCTGATATCGAAGCGCAGTACGCACCTCAAGTTCTGGGTGAGTATTCCCCTTATGCGATGCCATTCCAATTTGCTTATGTGGGTCGCACCGAGGCTATGGGAGTCCCTGCACTTGCTCGCTGCCGCAATCTACTTGCTGGCACAATAGGCACAATCCCACTTGAACTTTACAAGAAATCAACTGGCGAAGAATTAGGCAAGCCTCTCTGGCTTGATCAACCTTCATATTCTCAACCTCGTTCAGTAACTATCGCGTACACAGTTGACTCACTTCTATTTTACGGCCAAGCATTCTGGCAAGTAGTAGAGACTTATCAAGAAGATGGACGCCCATCTCGCTTTGAGTGGATCGCCAATAGTCGAGTAACTGCAACACTTGATAAGCAAAATGTATTCGTTAAGTCCTATGCCGTCGATGGCGTAACGCTACCAATGGACGGCCTCGGCTCATTAATTACATTCCAGTCACTAAGCGATGGCATCCTCAACACAGGCACTTCGACTATCCGCGCAGCTCTCGACATTCAGAAGGCTTCTGTAATTGCAGCGGCCACTCCAATGCCTACTGGATACCTTAAAAATACAGGCGCAGACCTACCACCTTCAGAAGTCCAGGGACTACTTGCAGCGTTCAAGACTGCTCGCCAAAACCGTAGTACGGCTTATCTCACTTCGACTCTAAATTACGAGACAGTAGGATTTAGCCCTAAAGACATGATGTATAACGAAGCAATACAAAACCTTGCTACTGAGATCGCTCGCCTCTGCAACGTCCCTCCTTATTACGTTTCAGCGGATCAGAATACGACAATGACCTACGCCAACGTTCAAGACGAGAGGCGTCAGTTTCTCACTCTATCTTTGCAGCCTTATGTAAGCGCAATAGAGGATCGTCTATCAATGGATGACATCACAGCCCGGGGCAACATCGTAAAGTTCGACATCGATAAGAATTATCTACGCACCGACCCACTTGTAGAACTTTCAATCATTCGTGAGATGCTCGATCTTCAGTTAATTACTCAAGAACAGGCAATGGCGATGACAGACCTAACACCTAATGGAAGCGAAGGCATGCAATGAACGATCTGACTTTCTTTACTTTAGAAGCGTCCGAACTTACGGCCTCAATGGATACTCGTGAAATCTCAGGCAAAATTGTGCCAATGGGAACAGGCGAAATTGGTAATACGAGCGCAGGCGCAGTCATATTTGAACCCGATTCAATAGAGATTCCAGATGCAAAGTCCGTGCGTCTTTTGGCGCAGCATGACATTAAGCAACCTTTGGGTCGGGCTTCAAGTTTTGAAATTCGTGAAGGAGATGGCATTTACGCTACCTTCAAATTAAGTCGCAGCAGCAAGGCGACTGATTATTTACTCATGGCACAAGAAGGACTAGTTACAGGTCTGAGTGTTGGAGTAGAAGTAAAATCATCTAAACCTAAAGATGGCGTACTTCACGTCACTTCAAGTATCTTGCGCGAGGTCAGCGCCGTCACAGAGCCGGCATTTAAGTCAGCTCAAATCACTAGCATTGCAGCAGAAGAAACCGCAACAGCGGAAACCGAAGTTGCAGAAACCAACCAACCAACAGAAAGCGAGACAGCCACCGTGGAAGAAACCACTCCAGCAGTCGAAGCAACACCTACAGTTGAGGCTGCCGCAGTTGAAGCTGCTCGCCCTGCTGTAACAGCAATGGCTTACTCAAAGCCACGCATCGAAGTAACAGCAGGAAAGTACGTTGAAAACACAATTCGTGCAGCACTCGGAGACGAATCAGCACGTCAGTACATCCGCGCAGCAGATGACACCTCAGACAATGCTGGTCTCGTACCAACACGTCAACTCTCAGAGATCATCAACCCACTCGGAACAACCATCCGTCCATCAATCGAAGCAATCTCACGCGGAGTGCTTCCAGATGCAGGTATGACTTTTGAAATTCCAAAGATCACAGCAATGCCTACAGTTGCAGTTGCAGCTGAAAACGCAGCATTTTCAGACACAGATCAGAACTCAGCGTTCTTGTCAGTTGATGTCAAGAAGTATGCTGGACAGCAGACATTCTCAGTTGAATTGCTCGATCGTACATCTCCAGCATTCTTTGATGAGCTCGTTCGTAACATGGCTGCAGCCTATGCTAAGTCAACAGACGCAGCAGTAAACGCAGCACTTATCACAGGTGCATCACTTGACGGAACAACAACAACAACATACCCAACAGCAGCAGAACTTCTAGGTATTGTTGCTCGCGGATCAGCGTCCGTCTATGGCGCGACACTTGGTCTTCCAAATCCATTTGCTCGTAACATGATCGTCAACACATCACAGTGGTCCAACATCATGACACTTAATGATGCAGGACGTCCAATCTATAACGCTTCACAGCCACAAAACGCTGGTGGACAGGTTGGACCTACAGCTCTACAGGGTAACGTCGCAGGTCTTAACCTTTACGTCACACCTAACACAGCTGCTGGTACTGATACAGATGGATCAATCATCATCGTCAATCCAGATGCTTACACATGGTATGAGTCACCAACATACCGCCTACGCGCAGAATCAACTGCAGCAGGTCAAGTAACAATCGGCTACTACGGCTTTGGAGCAATTGCTACAAAGGTCGCAGCAGGCGCATTCAAGAATAACAAGGCGTAAGCCACACTAAGTCGCTCCAGGGGTAGTGCCCTTCTACCCCTGGAGTCTTTAGAAAGGATCATAGTATGAGTCTGACAACAGTCGCAGAATTACGCGCAACCCTAGGAGTGGGAACACTCTATAGCGATGCTGTGCTTCAATCTGTCTGCGACGCCGCAGATAACGTACTCTTGCCTTTTCTATGGAAAAACGAGCAATACATAATTGCGCATAGCAATGTCGGCACCGTAGGAACAGTCTATTTTGATCAACCGATTAAAGAGTATTTTTATATTGGACAATCTGTAACAATTTCAGGCGCAGGTACTAAATATAACGGCACTAAAACAATCACAGGCGTTAGCAATCGTTCATTTGATGTGACGACAACACACACGACAGACAACCCACGTCACTCGGTCGAGCCTTACGGAATTGCTTTAGCTCAGACTTATGTCGATTATGCAACGATTCCGGCAATCCAAGAAGCTGCTTTGATGATCTCAATCGACATCTGGCAATCTCGCCAGGCTCCATCGTCAGGCGGAGTGACCATCGATGGATACGCACCAAGTCCTTATCGGATGGGTAACACACTCCTGGCAAGAGTCAGAGGCCTACTCGCACCTTATCTTGATCCGAGATCGATGGTGGGCTAATGGCCGCCATTTCAACACTCCGCGCAGGTATCGCCTCAGCTCTTACAGATAACACAAAATACTCAGTCTTCTCATTTCCACCTGCAACACCAATTGCCAATAGCGTGATCGTAGCGCCAGCAGATCCTTACATCTCGCCGTCTAACGGCTGGCATGCATCGATCTCGCCTATGGCCAATTTCGTAATTTCCGTCATGGTTCCCTTGCTCGATAATGAGGGCAACCTTAACGGGATGGAAGATAACATCGTCCGGGTTTTCAACCTGCTCGCTGCATCTTCATACACCTATAACGTGACAGAAGTATCGGCTCCAGCCGTACTCAATGCTGCGTCTGGTGATTTACTAACCTGCAATATCAATATCTCAGTCCTAACGAGTTGGAGCTAAAATGTCCGAGTGGGAAAAAGAGCAAGAAGCCTTCCTGATCAAGATCGGGCAGGTAGCACCATCCAAGCCAGTAACTACTAAGAAAGACGAGGAATAATCTCATGGCTGTATTTCTAAACAATAAGGTCGGCGTGAAGGTTAACTCTGTCGATCTAAGCGATCATGTCCAATCAATTACTTTGAACCGCTCTTTTGAAGAATTGGCCGTCACGGCCATGGGCGATTCTGGGGTGAAGCAGGTCAAAGGCCTAGAAAGTTCAAGCGTGACAATTGACTTCCTCAATGACACAGCATCTGCCAACGTCCTAGCGACTTTGCAAGCTGCCTGGGGAACTAACGTCACAGTAGTTCTACTACAGGAAAAGGGAACCGCAGTATCTGCGACTAATCCTCTCTACACAATGACTTGCCTAGTAAACAACACAACCGATATCAACGGCGCAGTCGGCGATCTCGGTTCGCAATCTGTAACATGGAACGTCTCTGGTACAGTCGCAGTTGCCACAACAGGCACATTCTAAGAAACTAAACAAAGGGGCACAGCATGGCAAAGTTAATAGTCACGATGGCAGACAACAGCGTCACCGAGATCGAGATCACACCTCGATTGGAATACGCGTTCGAGCTATATGCTAAAAAGGGATTTCACAAAGCGTTCCGCGATGATGAAAAGCAGTCAGATGTCTATTGGCTTGCATGGGAAGGCCTTCGACTAAGTGGAGTCACAGTCAAGCCATTCGGTGCAGACTTTCTCGAAACTCTGAAAAGTGTCGAGGTTGCAGAGTCTGACCCTTTGGCCTAGGCAGGGATAGCATCCACTATCTCATTGCTCGCTTGAGCATTGAGACGGCTATCCCTCCACAATCTTTAATAGATTTAGATCCATCGATGCTTCAGATGTTACTGAAAGCATTGAAAGACCGAGCGAAGGAGCAGAGCGATGCCTACAGAGCTAAAAGGCGCTAGCCAACTCCGTAAGGCTCTCAAGCAATTCTCGCCTGATCTTGACAAAGAGACTCGTGAAGAGATGGTGGGATTCTTAAAGCCGTTGGTCAAAAAGGCCAGAGGCTTTCTTCCATCTAACTCAGAGGCTCCATCTGGATTCGTCAAGCATGAAGTCAAGACGGCTAAGTTTCCAATGTACGATGCGGCAGAAGCACGTCGAGGCATTGGCTACAAGTTGACTCCAACTAAGCCTAATCGCCAAGGCTGGGTGCAGACTGTCTCGATTCACAATAAGACAGCGGCAGGTGCAATCGTCGAGACTGCTGGACGTAAGTCTGGAATGTCTGGCAACTTTAGCCCACGATTCTCAGGCACACTTGCAGGCCGAGCCAAAATGTCAGGCCGCGCAATGTTTAAGGCTTATGACCAAGACCAGGGTAAGGCTAAGGCTGGAGTAATCAAGGCGCTCGAAACGGCTGCCGCTAAGTTTAACGCGAGAGGCAATAATGGCTGAGTTACGCATACCGATTATCGGTGAGTTCAAGGGTAAGAAAGCCTTTGATCAAGCTGGTAAAGCAACTAGCACCCTGGATAAAAGTGTCAAGCGATTAGGCAGCACATTAGCTGCAACCTTCGGCGCTTCTCAATTATTGAAATTTGCTAAGAATGCTGCGAAAGCATTTATTGACGATGAGCAGGCAGCATCACGCCTTGCACTATCTGTCAAGAATCTTGGTCTAGCATTTGAGACTCCACGCATCGAGCAATTTATTGCTCAGTTATCTAAAGCATCTGGCGTCACAGACAATCAACTTCGCCCAGCAATGCAGAAGTTATTGCAGACCACAGGCTCAGTCAGTAAGTCAACCGAGTTGCTTACTCAAGCCCTAGATATCTCACGCGGCAGCGGAGTCGATTATGAAACTGTAGTCAACGATCTCAGCATGGCTTATGTGGGCCAGACTCGTGGACTGCGCAAGTATTCGCTAGGTATATCTCAAGCCGAATTAAAGACCATGAGTTTTGCAGATGTTCAAGCAAGACTATCCAAGCAATTCACTGGCGCTAATGCTGCCTATCTTGAGACTTATGCAGGCAAGATGCAGATTCTTTCTACAGCGGCAGGCGAGGCCCAGGAGACAATCGGCAAGGGTCTAGTCGATAGCCTTTCGTTACTCTCAGGCGAAGGCAATACAATTCAGCCTCTAGCGGACTCAATGGGTGAATTTGCTGCCTATGTCTCAGATGCTATCTATGGCGTTGCAATTCTCATTGATAAGATGAAAGCAATTCCGGGCATGGACTTCTTACTTAAAAATCAAAAGTTAGTAAGAGAAAATCTTGGATCAACGGCTATTATCTTTAGAGCCTTGGATTATCTCAAAGGCCTTGGTCAAGAAGCTCGTGGCGTCGCAGGGATGGGCGGATATCCTTCATCTGCACTCGGTCCAGGTTACATCGATCCTAACGATGCAGCCCGTAAAGCTGCAGAAGCGGCAGCGGCCAAGCGCGCTAAAGAACTAGCGGCCTTGCAGAAGAAAACACTAGATGCTCAGAAGAAGCAGAATGCACTAACAAAGGCAGCCAAAACATTAGATATTGAGCGCATTAGCATTACGGCTGCCCTTCGTAATCAGGTCAGCGAAACTGATCGACTATCCTTAAATCTACAATTAGCCTTACTAGATAAGAATGAAGCGCAAGCGACAAAGTTATCTGCACAATTAGATAATGCAGTTAAAAATCAACAGATCCTTAACGCTGCTCTATTGGCTACTCCAGAAGCGCCTAATCCTTTTAGAAACTGGATGCCACCTAGCCTGCAAAATGCGTATGAGAATCCTTCATTCTATGGGCCTATGGGTGGACTAGGCGCAGGGGTAATCGCTGGAGTCAATCCAAGTATCAACGTGACAGTCGAGCTCGATGGTCAGGCAGTTGGTGGTGCAATCCGCGACAGCCAGATCAATGACTCATTATCTGGATCATTCAACCAAGTAAATCGCGGTGGTGGATTCAAGGGAGCGGTCGCTCTCTAATGGCCTTACCTGCAACCATTTCGGTATCCTTCGACTTTAGCCAGGGCGCTACTTTCGGTTATCCGTTTACAATCGGAGATGCTAAGTACGGCGTTATCGGAGTATCTCAGTTCGCATCGACTGAAGTGCCTGATCCAGTAGTCGATCTGAGTGACGTCACTCGATCCATCAAGATCAGTCGCGGCCGTAACGTTATGCGAGATACCTATGAGACTGGCACATGCACAGTCCGAGTCTTAGACCCTAATTCTTATTTCAACCCTCAAAACACATCTTCGCCCTATTTTGGATACTTAACTCCATTAAGAAAGATCCGAGTAGCGGCTACTACTGCCACGGCGCAGGAGTTTTTATTCTCAGGTTATGTCGATTCGTATAAGTATTACTATCCAACAGGGCAGGAAATCGGCTACGTCGATATCATCTGCTCAGATGCATTTAGACTATTTCAGATGGCTAACGTTTCCAGCGTCTCAGGTGCTACGGCAGGACAGACGTCCGGGACTCGTATCACAAAGATCCTAGATCAAGTTTCATTTCCAACATCAATGAGAATCACTGATACTGGATCGACCACAGTCCAAGCAGATCCGGGGACGGCTCGCACATCCCTTGCAGCTCTCAAGGCGGCTGAGTTCGCAGAGCAAGGCGCGTTCTTTATCCGTACAGATGGCACGGCAGAATTTAAGGATCGAAACGATGTCGTGGGATCTCTAGCGGCTACACCTATTGAGTTTAATCAGACTACTGGTATTCCGTACTCAGACCTTAAGTACGCCTTCGATGACAAGCTCATCGTCAATCAGGCCAGCATGACACGCATAGGCGGCACAGCACAGAGTGCTACAGATGCAACATCATCGGCTAAGTATTTTCCTCATGGCACGACAATCACAGACATGATCCCTCAAACAGATGCTCAAGTCTTAGACATCGCCAAGATTTATGTCGCGACGAGAGCTGAAACTACAATCCGCATCGATGCTATGACTGTCGATTTATTGGATACAGCCGTACCGACTAACACGATGATCGGTCTCGATTACTTTGATAACTTGAAGATCACTAACGTCCAGCCAGACGGCTCGACAATCGTTAAGACCTTGCAGGTGCAGGGCTTGGCATGGGACATCACTCCCAATTCAATGAAATGTACAGTTACAACACTTGAGCCTATAGTCGAGGGTTTCATCATCGGATCATCGACTTACGGTATAATCGGACAATCCATAATGGGATACTAGGAGAAAATCATGGCAGAAGGCTTTCCAGCGACAACAGGCGACATCTTTACAGCCGCAGATTATAACGGCCTAGTAGCCTTTACTGTAGGCGCAGCCAATACAGTTGATTATACGGCTGTTATTGCCGATGCTTATCAGGTATGCGAGCTGATGAACAAGGCTACAGCGATCGCCTATAAGATCCCTACTAACGCCTCAGTAGCATTTCCTATTGGCACAGTTCTCACAGTCCTAAACATAGGCGCTGGCGTCTGCACCATCTCAGCCGTTACATCTGGCACTACCACGATCCTTTCAGCTGGCGCAGTAGCGGCCGCACCTACCCTTGCACAATATAAGTCAGCGGCTTGCATCAAGACTGGCACAGATACTTGGTACGTCGTCGGGGCTATTGGGTAATGCTCAATAATATAGCGGCGATACTGGATGCAGGCATCCCAGCCGCGACTAACTCTTATGAGTCGATCCAGACTATTACGGCTGCAGGTGGTGAGACTTCATTTACCTTTAGCTCGATCCCTTCTACCTATAAGCATTTACAGGTTCGGTCAATCTTTAGACCTTCGGCTATTGCATGGCTAGCGGCTCGATTTAACGCAGATACAGGCACGAACTACAGCCGCCACGATCTTCGAGGCGATGGATCATCTGCAAGTGCTGAGGCTGGCGTGAGTGTAAATCTCATGTATCTACACCTTTACTTGCCTACACCCGCGACCAATGTCTTCGGAGCAGGTGTGACAGATATTCTCGATTATACGAACACCTCAAAGAACACTACCGTTCGAGCATTGGGTGGCGCAGATGCTAACGGATCAGGCAGCATCGATCTGACATCTGCAGCATGGCTTAACACGTCCGCCGTTACCTCTATGACTTTGACTACTAATAACGGCTCCACCTTCACGGCTGGATCATCATTCGCACTCTATGGGATTAAGGGGTAATCATGCCAGCAACTTATGACAAGATCGCGAGCACTACGATTACGGGCAGCCCTAACGTCGTGGCCTTCACTTCGATCGCTGGCACTTACACAGATCTAGTTCTAGTCGCTAATGCTCGGGCTCAATATGCAGACACTATCGGCATCTTAAGAATTAAGTTTAACTCTGACTCTGGATCTAATTACTCTATGACTCAACTATTCGGCAACGGATCAAGCGCGACAAGTGCCCGAGTCTCTAATCAAACATCTTTCGGTCTCGAATACATTTCAGGCAACACAGCCGCGTCTGGAGTCTTTAGCCCTGTGATCTTACAGATTCAGAATTACTCCAACACGACTACAAATAAGACGATGATCTCTCGTACTAATGATGCAGCCGTCCGAGTAGTCGCTCAGGTTGGACTCTATCGATCTACTTCGGCTATTACTCGAATCGACCTAGATGAAGTCCTAGGCACTAACTTTGCAGTTGGCTCTACCTTCACTCTCTACGGAATAAAGGCGGCCTAATGCCTACATTTACTCAGATTGGAACGGCTCAAGTAGCAGGGGCTGGTGGGGCAACCTCATTTGATTTCACTTCAATACCTAACACTTACACCGATTTAGTTCTAAAGTTATCTTTGAGAGATACCTCAACGGGAGACCCTGCAGGAAACGTCTGTAATATATCTTTCAATGGCAGCACGAGCGGATTCACTGGACGCATTCTATTTGGTGAGGGCTCAGGCAGCGGAGGCAGCACTACCGCATTCCCTCGCGTGATTGCTACTATTCCAACATCTGCAACAGGATCGACAGCCAGCACGTTCGGCAATGCCGAGGTTTATATTCCAAACTATGCAGGCTCTACAAATAAATCTTATTCATCCGACGCTGTAGCAGAGAGAAATGCAACCGCTTCATACATGTATTTGGTCGCTGGTCTTTGGTCAAATACAGCCGCGATTAATCAAATAACAATTTCATCCAATTCTGGTAATTTCGTCCAATACTCAACCGCCTACCTATATGGAGTATCTAATGCCTAATCCAACACGAATCGAAGTAAACTGCACTACAGGCGAGGTCTTAGAGATCGAGCTCACAGATGCAGAAGTGGCAGAGCTTGCCTATCAGGCAGAGCTTGCAGCCGATGCTAAGGCAGAGGAAGAGCGTATCGCTGCCGAGAAGGCAGAGGCTAAGGCTGCTGTACTCGATCGCCTCGGACTTACGGCCGAGGAAGCGGCGTTACTACTTGCATGAAGCCAAGACTATCTAAGTCAGCCATTCAGTTACGCGAGCAGATCGATGACGCATTCCCAGATCGAGATAGAGCTAGTGACGGCTGGATCGGTGATGCACGACACGCTAAACGCAAGTCGGATCATGTACCTGATGCACTCGGTTGGGTTCGTGCCCTTGACATTGACCGCGACCTTGCTGGCAAGAAAGGGAAGCCCGACCTCATGCCTGATCTGGTTGATCAGATTCGAGCATTGGCAAAATCTGGCGATAAGAGGATCAGTTACATCATCTTCGACGGCCGCATCGCCTCATCTAAAAAGGCTTGGGCTTGGCGTCCTTATGATGGGATCAATAAGCATAATCACCATGCACATATCAGCTTTACTATCAAGGGCGATGAAGACAGTACTTGGTTCAATATCCCGATGATAGGTGGAAAATAAATGGAAGCAATTATCTATGCAACTCTTGGACTTATAGCGATCCCTGTGATCCGCACAGCCATCAAGTCCTATCGTGCTAAGAAGGCCGTTGCAGATATCGTAGTCGATGCCATCGAGGCCGCTGTTGATACTGTGGAGAAGAAGTGACACAGGAAAACTTCTTCACCCTTTACTTCGCCAGCCTTGCCGTCATCGGTGGCCTTGCAGGCTACGTCATTACTCACCTACTCTCTGAAATAAAGAGACTTAACTCGCGTGTCGATGAGATTTACAACATACTTCTTGAGCGATAATTTTTAACATGGCAAAGAAGAAAGTCATCGACCTTGACACTTACTCACGTCTTGACGCATGGGCTATTAGCCTGCATGAGATGTATAGAGCTCTACGCCGTGCAGGTTTTGCGGTAGATATCGCTCTGAGTATTATTCAAGATCGAGACGCTTACCCTGACTGGATCTTGCCTGCGATCCCTGACCGAGTGGATCGCCTACCTTACGAGGATGACGACGAGGATTAAATGAAGCGAATAGTCATAGTGAGCGACCTACAAGTGCCGTTCCACGATAGACACGCAGTCAAGAATCTAGCCAGTTTTATCAGTAAGTTTAAGCCGCATGAAGTAGTCACAATAGGTGACGAGATTGATTTCAACACGATTAGCAAGTGGTCAGAAGGGACGCCAGAAGCTTATGAACAGACTCTGGGAGATGATCGCGATGAAGCTGTTCAGGTACTTTACGATCTACAAGTAACACAGATGATTCGGTCTAATCACACAGACCGCTTATACAATCAGATCATGCGTAAGATTCCGTCATTCTTATCATTGCCAGAACTTAGGTTCGAGAAGTTTATGCAGCTCGATGAGTTAGGCATTACCTTTCATAAGAAGCCGTATAACATCGCACCTGGCTGGATTGCAGTCCACGGCGACCATACCCCTATTAAGTCACAGGGCGGGCTCTCGGCCTTGGAAGCCGCCCGTAGGCACGGTAAAAGCGTAATTTCGGGGCATACGCACAGGATGGGCAGATCATCGTTCTCAGAGGCCTCTGGAGGCCGGATAGGGCGTGTTCTGCATGGCGTAGAAGTAGGCAATCTTATGGACTTTAGCAAGGCCAGTTATACGAAAGGGTCTGCAAATTGGCAATCGGGCTTCGCCATCATGTACGTCGATGGTAAGAATGTCCAGGTGGATCTTATCTACCTAGAGAAAGACGGCACATTCGTAGTCTCAGGCAAGCGCTATGGACGACCTAGATAACGAGCTTGATCGGTCAATCGACGATCACATTGACGATGCAGAATCGTTACCGTTTCGTTATCTAAATATCTAGATTTTCCCCCTTAGGGCATGAGACAGTTGAGCCATCAACGAAGGGCGTTGATAAGAAAGGCTCAAAATGTTCGATCCATCATTAGGCGATTTAATTGCAATGATTCTTCTATCTGGTCTATATTTCCATCTAGGCCGTATCGTCGGCATTCGCGTGGGATATCTCAAAGGTCGCAAGGCTGTCAGGGATTACTACGAGACCAAAGAAAGGGTGCGAGTGTGAAAGCAAGTGAAGTCCTATTATCAGCTACTGACATCATTGGAGACCGAGGACGAGTATATGGTCATCCTCGTATCAATCAGACTCGAATCGCACTACGACTCCAACAGATGCTCGAAACTCCAATCTCAGACCATCAAGCGTGTCTGGCGATGGTCGAAGTTAAACTTGCACGACTCCAGGAGACGGCCGATCACATTGACTCCTATATCGACGCTTGTGCATACCTCGCACTAGCTTGTGAACTAATTACTGAAAGGGATGAGCAGTATGTTTAATTTATCGGAATACACCACAGTAAGCGAACGCATTAAATTGTTCAGGGAAATGTTCCCAATGGGCAGGATTATCACCAAGTTGATTTATGAAGATGCTAGTCGCGTGGTCTTTACAGCTGAGTTATATCGAGATGATGAGGATGAACGTCCTTTCTCAACTGGATACGCCAGAGAGATCACTTCTGATCGAGGGGTCAATAAGGATTTCGCGCTAGAGAACTGCGAAACGTCCGCAATTGGAATTGCCGCTAAGAATGCCAATATAGGCACAGAAAAGAATGCTATCAGTCGTGAAGAAGCTGAGAAGGTGAATCGAGTGAAGGCTAAGGATGCAACCATTCAAGAAGTAAAGGTCAAGATGGCGCAGACATCTGGCGAATACATTCCAGTGGTTAAAGAGGAGGATCCATGGACTATCAAGCCAGCGATTATGCCGCCCACAATGGGGGAAGCTGTTGCGACGGTGAAAGAGATCATTGGCGGCCAGACCGAGAAGGATATCCCTCATTGCAAGCATGGTGAGATGATGTGGAAGACAGGCACTACAAAGGCTGGCAAGCCATGGGGCCACATGAAGTGCAAGGCAGCTGTGACAGGTGAGATTAGTGGTCGATGCGAGTCCCCTAACGATGTTATCTGGTACGAGATTGCTCAAGATGGATCATGGCAGCGCCAGAAAGCGAGAGTCTAGTGGGACGTTTACAGTTTATGAATCAAGATGGTGAGTGGGAGTCATTCCCAACAGAAGATGAGATCCATCGATCAAAAGAAGTTATTGCAATCCTTGAGGAGTTTACGTTTACTACTCGGTGTTGCTTATGTAATGACTCAATACCTTACAAAGACATTAGAGTGAACTTGACCAATAAGAGCTGGTCATGCGCTAAATGTCACGCGGTCAATGGCCTCACAAAGCCGTAAGTATCGAGGATTCTCGACCGAGCGCGTAGTTGCCAAGTACCTTTCGGCTTGGTGGCCACATGCAGATATCGGTCGAGGGGCTGGAAAAGATATAACACATGTCCCGTTCGACATGGAGGTTAAAGCTAGATCGGCGTTCCAGCCTAAGGCATGGATTGATCAGGTCACAAAGAGGGCAAGTAAAGCTGGTGACTTGCCACTCGTAGTCAGTCGATTGAATGGTCAAGGGGAGAAGAGTCCAGAGGACTACCTAGCCTTCATGAGATTGGGTGATCTGGTCGATCTATTGCTTAGAGCAGGTTACGGGGATTTCAGCAATGATCTTGCTAAACTAGAGCCAATGAGATGCAACCAATGTGGAGCATGGAGCTTCACGGAAGTCTGCAGAATGTGTGAGCCTAATGCCTACCTATGAGTTCGAGTGCGATAACGAGCATTGCGAGAGTAATGCAAGGATAGAGAAGTGGATGAGTCTTACAGAGCCGCACGATTTAGAATGCTCGTTCTGTGGCTCTTCGATGCATAAAATTTACTCAAGTGTAGGCGTGAGCTTTAAGGGCACAGGATTCTATTCAACCGACAACAGATAAGTGTGATCAGTTTCACAATCTATGAATGTCCGAATTGAGGTAATTTAATATGATTCATCCTCTTGACAATGCTGGTACTCTCAGGCGAGAGCCCTTTAGGGGCTCAGCACGCGCCCGTAAGGGCAGAGCGCGAGTGGTCGCCATCGTTAGTGGGACAGCTCTATTCATGAGCATAGCTCCTGTATCAAGCGGCTCAATAGATGCCATTAGATACGTTAAAGAGTTAGCACAATACCAATTAACAGATAAGCAAGAAGCATGTCATAACGAGATAGTCTTCAGAGAATCATCATGGAATCCTAAGGCTAAGAATGGTAGTCATCACGGGTTATATCAAGGAAGGTCTAAGAGCTTAAAGAATGCATCTACTGTTAAGCAATGGTGGTGGTATTGGTATTATGTAGCACATCGTTATGGAGTAACAGAGTACGATGAGCCTAACTATTGTGGTGCATTGCATCATCTAAAGACTAAAGGATGGCAATGATGGCTATCACTGAAGATCAGTTAGAATTCATCAAGAAATACGCTCACTGCGGTGCTCATTCAATAGCGGGAAGCCTAGGCATCAAATACAGCACTGTGGTCAATGTAGCCTATAGGCATAGGATAAGCCTTAAACCTAAGCATGAGCGTAGAGGTAGAACCCTCAAGGCTAAGGTTAAGTACATAAAGAAGCATAGGCGTAACCCTATGAGTGATCAGTGCTACTTACCTATAGATCATCCAGTGATCATGGGTATCATGAAGGATCGAGGGATCATGGGTAAGAGAGAGCTGCACACTAGACAATGGAAGAGAC